AATGAATAACATAGAAGTAGATGCCAGACAGGTAGTTTCTATGTTTGCGGATTTGACTAGTAGGCAGCAAAGGCAGGTTTATAGAAGTGCTTTGAGAAAGGGTGCTGGTATTCTGGCAATAGAAACTAAAAGACAACTAAGACAGGCTTTAGGTAGGGCAGCTTCCAGTAGAAACTGGTGGAATGGTAGAACTTTAGCAGCAGGGGTTAAATCTAATGCTGACCGAAACGGAGAAGAAGCTAAAGTACATATTATGGGGGACTTTAGATTGAAGTTCTTTGAAATGGGTACTAGAGTTAGAAGAACCACTGGTAGTAATACTGCATCTGTTAGAGGTCGGAATCCAATAAGAAGGCAGAGAGTATCAGCCAATAGAGGTAATATCAATGCGGCACATTTCTTTAGAACAGCTAAAGCCAATAAGGAAAGGGAAATCTTTGATAATATGGATAACCTTATAAGCCAGTCAATTCAGAGAATAGCTAATAGAAACAGACGATGAGTTTACAAGTAGGCAAAGCAATATATAACCTGCTTAGTAATGATGCTAATGTAACTGGCAGGGTACAAAATAAAATATATCCCTTAATTGCTGATACTGGTACTACATTTCCCTTTATTGTTTATAGAAGAACTGGTATAGAACCATCTGATAGTAAAGATAGGTTTATCTATAAGGAAGATACTTATGTAGAAGTAGTTATAGCTTCTGATAAGTATAATGAAAGCATAGAAATTGCTGACTTAGTAAAGGATGCTTTACAAGGTAAAAGGGGAATCTATTCTGGTATTAACATACAGGATATTAGAATGACTAATGCAGATGAAGATTACATAGAAGATACGTTCATTCAAAACCTTACATTCAACATAAAGACAAATGGCAGGACAAGTAATTAACGGTGGTGACTTAATGCTATTTATTGACGATAAGTCTATAGCATTTGCCACTAGCCACAAACTAAGTATAAATGTAGAAACAGTAGAAACCACTTCTAAGGATAGCGGTGGTAAATGGGTAGCTAAAGCAGCCAGAAAGATTAGCTGGAACTGTAGTACCGAGAACCTTTATTCTAATGATGGTGAAGGTATGACTTTTGACCAGTTATTTGATAAGCTGACAGCCAGAACACCTATTAAGGCTGTATTCTGCTTGGAGAAAGATTATTCAACAAAGAAGGACGAAGTGCCAGAAGGGGGATGGTTGCCAGCCACTACTGGAACATATTCGGGTAATGTTATTATTACAGCACTTGAAGCCAATGCACCTAATGGTGATAATGCAACCTTTACAGCTTCATTTGAAGGCGTGGGAGCACTTACAAAGGCTGCTACTGCTTAATATAGAGCCTTTATATCTCTAGGTTATGGAGGTGTAAAGGCTTCTTTTTTTAATACTTATTAATATGACTATTAAAGGACAAAACTACAAACTGAAATATACTCTTAGAGCCTTATTTATCTATGAACAGATTACAGGTAAGGCATTTGAGTTAAAGACTATCACAGATGAATATCTATTCTTCTACTGTGTCTTACTGGCTAATAATCCAGACAGTTCACTAACCTTTGAAGAACTGATAGAATCCATAGATGAAGATATGAGTATTATGCTGGAGTTCCAGAACTTCTTAAAGAAGGAACTGGAGAAACAACAGCTATTTATTACTAATAATGCAGATGCTAAAAAAAAGTCCTAACCACTAAGGAGATATATTCAACTTTAGTAATAGAAGGTGGACTAGACCCAGAATATGTACTAGACAAGATGCAGATGTATGAGTTAGAACCATTGATAAACAATTTACATAAGAAGGACAGGAATAGCTGGGAACAGGCTAGAATGATAGCTTATGTAATTGCACAATGTAACAGCACTAAGAAGTTAAAGCCTACTGATATAATGCAGTTTACTTGGGATAATGATACTACAGAAGAAACATCTATTAGTAATGAAGATATTAAGAGATTGAAAGAGAAAGCTAAACAATATACAATACACAATTAAATATGGCTGATTTAGTAACCAGACTACTTCTTAATAGTAGTCAATTCGATAATAATATAAGACGTTCCACACAACAAGTACAACAGTTTCAGCAGGTAGGCAGGAATATCACAGCCACTATAGGAAGATTTGCTGGTGTGCTAGGTATAGCTATGACTGCTGGAGAAGCATTTAATAAGGTTCTTAATTCCAGTCAGACTTTAGGCGATATGACAGCCAGTAATATGGCTGCTTTAAAAACTTCTGTGGATGAGTTCTTTTATAGCTTGGGTAGTGGAAATCTATCCAACTTTCTTACTGGTCTGGGAGATATGATAGATAAGGCTAAGGAAGCTTATGCTGCATTAGACCAGTTAGGAAACACACAAATTAGTTATGGTGTATTCAGTGCTAAGAGCCAGTCGGAAATAGCGGATGCACAATATATAGCTAAGAATAAGTTTGCACCTGCTGACCAAAGGAATGCTGCCTTTGATAAATGGAGAATAACACTACAGGAACAACAAGCAGCTAACATTAGGTTACAGGAAGAACTTATTAATTCAGCATCTAAAGCTGTTGAAGCTAGAACGAATGCTAATATTACTGTAACTATGGAAGATATGCTTAAAGCATTTGAAGCGGATTTGTTAGACCCTGCTAAGAGGGATGAGGTTAAATCTAGGGCTAAAAATGGTACAGCTAACTATCAATCTAATGCTAAAAGAAAGGACTGGTCACAAGAACAGAAGGATGCTTTAGCTGAATCCCAGAAGCAGAATCTTATTATTCATACTATGCTGGAGAAGTATAATGATGATGAATTAAAAGATATAGCTGCAAAGATTCAGCAGTATTACCAGTTAAATTCAGCATTAAAGAGTACAGCCAGAGAGTATAATGAAACAGCCAATGAATATAATAGCAGTATGGCTAAGATGGAAGGATTTAAGCCAGTCGATTCTTTGGAAGGATTTAAAGTATTCACAGGAACTACCAATAATGTAGAAGTGAAGTTACCTGTAAAACCTGTTATTCCTGTTGGTTCTTTAGCAGAACTGGATGCACAGATAGCATCTTTAAGAAAGGAATTAAACCTAGCTATTAGTAATGAAGATAGGATAAGAATCAATGCTGAACTAAATGCACTTACTGAACAGAAGAGGGTAATAGAGTTCCAGTACAAATATCCTAATGCACCTATTGGTAAGTTAGATGGCAAACCTGCTGGTTTGGCTGGTATGGTGAAGCCAGAAATACCTACTTCACTTCCTAAGTTTAGTAGCCCTATTACTAATAAGAATATCAAACTGAATAATGAGTATGCACAAAGTTTAGGTGCTATAGCTTCTATTATGGGTTCTGTAACCAATATGACCAATGAAGGTGCGGCAGCTTGGTTAAGTTGGGGTGCTAATTTGATTAGTGCTGTAGCAGCAGCTATCCCACAAATTGTAGCATTAACTACAGCCAAGAAAGGTGAAGCTATTGCCAGTGGTGTAGCCAGTGCAGCCCAAACCCCGTTTGTAGGATGGTTGTTGGCAGGTGCAGCAGCAGCGGCTGTAGTAGCAGCTTTGGCTAGTATTCCTTCCTTTAGTACTGGTGGTATATTCGCTGGCAATAGTACTATTGGAGATATGAACCTAGCTAGGGTAAATGCTGGTGAAATGATTCTTAATAACAGACAGCAAAGGAATCTGTTTAACCTGCTTAATGGTAATGGGGTTATGGGTTCTGCTGGCGGTGGTCAGGTAGAGTTTAAGATTAGAGGTAAGGAACTTGTAGGAGTTCTAGCCAATTACAATAATAAAACAGCTAAAGTAAGATGAAATATACAGCACAATTCTATGATATAAATGAGAAGCTATACACATTGGAAATAGGTTCTGGAGAAGTGCAGAACATTACTTTATCTGCTACACCATTCATAACTGAGTTAGAAACTTCTGATTCACATTTATATAAACCTTGTAAGTATAGCAGTGCTACTATAGGAATGATTACAGACGATTATAAGTTTGATTTGTATAGTAGTACAGCACAACAGAATAAGGTAGTTCTTAGTAGTGCTAGTGGTATTGTATGGGTTGGGTATGTAACACCCAATCTATACAGTCAAGGCTATGAGAATGAATTAGAAGAAATAGAGGTAGAAGCCATAGATGCACTTAGCACATTACAGTATTATAAGTACACCACTATAGGCGGTAAGAAGGATATAGTTTCTTTTACCCAGATTATAAACCATCTGCTTAGTAAATGTAATGCTTATAGTTCTTTCTATATTTCAGATAATACACAATTAAATGCTACATCTGACTTTTGTTTACCTAGTAAGATGTATATCAGTGAGCAGAACTTCTTTGATGAAGATGATGAACCTATGACTATGCAGGAAGTACTGGAAGAAGTCTGTAAGTACCTTAATGTAACTGCTGTAGCTGATGGTGATAAGGTTTACTTCTTGGATTATGATGCTATTAAGAATGGAATCAATACTTACTATAAGTTTACCATTGGTAGTACAGCATCTACTAAGGTAACATTACAGCAGTCTAAGGAGATAGAAGCCAGTGATTATGTTGAAAATGGTGGTCAGTTATCCTTAGATAATGTATATAATAAGGTTACTGTTAAAGACAGTCTATACAGCTTTGATAGCATTATACCTAGTATCTGGGATGAGAACTATTTAACTAACTATGGTGGTAGCTGGTCTTATGTGCAGGAGGTAAATGAAGATGGTAAAGGTGGTATGCACAAATGTTTCTTTAAGTATCTAAAGAACAGCAACTATAAATGCTACTATTACAATAAGGCTACATTAGCACAAGTATCAGCACCTTCTACTATTAACTATGCTACTACACAGAACTATGTAGGTGCTACTATCTGTAAAGCCTTCTTTGATAAGGTTACTGATTTTAATAAGAAGTACAATAATATTAATTTTACAGACTATGTACTGTTACACGTTCATAATACTTATGATGGTAAACTAAGACCATTGTTTGAACTGGAAGTAAATGATAATAATGTTAGCTTCATTGGTGGTTCTACCTATCTGATTATTAAGGGTAATTTCCTATTTATGGATAGGGAAGGTGAGATGTATATAATGCAGGGGTATAGTAACAAGAATGATGACTTCAACCCAGATAATCTTTACATAGACTGTAAGTTAAAGTATGGTAGTATGTACTGGAATGGTTCTAGGTGGACTACTACAGATAGTACATTCAAATTATACTTTGATAATCAAGGACAGTCAGACCATTGTATTAACAGGATATTCCCAGTTAAAAATAACATTACTTGGAATATGGGGATAGATGGTGAAGGTTATGCTATTCCGATGCCTAATACTAATGAAGTAATTACTGGCAAACCTACATTTACTTTATACCATCCACACAAAGTAGATAATAGCTATAGATGTGATGCTGTTTGGTTATCTGACTTCGATATACAGGCTAAAGTTCAGAACTTCCAGAAGGAAGAAGAAAAGGATTCTGATACTGAATACAGTAACATCATAAACGAGGACTTTGTAAATGAGATGGATTCAGAAGATTTTGCTATATGTACTTGGGATAATAAGGAATGTAACTACAGTGCAGTTTGCTATAGTGCTGATAGTACTAGCTTTACTTATCTGGATAACGTATATAATAAGGCTACTAAGCAGATGTATAGACTGGAAGAACATCTTATATATAGGCTAGTAACACAATATAGTACACCTTCTGCTATTCTGAATCTGAACCTACAGAACAAGTTTAAAGTAT